GGCGACCTCATCCTCGACGAATTCGCATTCCATGAAGACTCGCAAGCGATTTGGGAAGCGGCTGAGCCCATCATTTCGAGCAACCCGGATTTCCTCTGCCGCATTTCCAGCACCGGCAACGGGAAGCGGAACATGTTCTATCAGCTCGTCTCGCGCGGGGATATTCCCTACAACCGGATGCGCCGGTCGGATGCCCACGCGATGGGTGCGCTGCGGATTCACAGCATCATCAGCGGGAAAGAAATCACGCCGGACGAAGCGCGCCGGCAGTCGGCTGACAAGCGGGCCTACGATCAAAACTACGAATGCACCTTTGCGGATGAGAACGCCGCGCTGCTCACGCAGGAACTCATCAGCGCCGCCGAGCGCGCGATGATCCCGATTGACGAGCAGGAGTGGAGCGTGAACAGCCTGCAACGGATGCACCGCGCCGAGGGCGACATCTACGTGGGGCAGGACTTCGCCCGCGTCGGCGACCTCTCCGTGCAGGCGGTCTTTGAAAAGGTGGGCCGCGTGAAGCGCATGATCGGCCTGCTCACCATGCAGGAGATGCGCATCAAGCAGCAGTTCGACGAATTCGAGCGGCTCGGCCTGCTCCCGAAATTCCGCCGCGCGTGCTTCGACATGACGGGCAACGGTCTCGGGCTTTTTGAAATGGCCGAGGAAAAGTTCGGCACCGACCGCATCGAAGGCGTGAACTTCTCGAGCACGGAACCCGTCACCGACCGGATTCGCAGCGAAGGACGCAAGGCACCCACGGCGAAGGTGACGGAAATCATGGCGACAAACCTCGTGGCGGAGTTTGAGGACAAGACCATCGAAATCACGCCCGACCCCGCGCTGCGCGACGATCTGCGCAAGCCGGAGAAAATCACCAGCCCCGGCGGGCGCGTGAGCATCGCCGCCGCCCGCGACGTGAAAGACCACGCGGATCGATTCTGGGCCATCGCGCTCGCCATCCGCGCCGCGGGAAATCACAGCGGGCCGTTCCATTACCAGGCGGTCGAGCGCGCAGCGGGCAAATTTAAGAAACGGAGGGCACTCGTTTGAAGACATCCCGCAAACCCAAGGCACTCGCACCCGCCACACAGACGGCGACGCAAATCACCCCGCAGCGCGTGCAGCGTTCGCTCCAGGCACGCTACAATCCGATCGCGCAGCTCACGCCCGCCTACCTCACTTCCTCGCTCGACCTTTTCGCGCAGGGCTACCTCGGGCAGTTCGCCCGGCTCGCGGATGCCATCGAGCGGCGCGACGACAAGATCGCCGCGTGCCGCCGCAAACGCATCTCCGCCGTCGCGCGCTACGGCTTCGAGATTCTCACCGCGGATGTCGGCGAAGACAAGGAGCTCGCTGCCACGGCGGAGCAGCACAAGGAGGTGCTCGAGTATTTCTATGGCAACGTCACCGCCTGCAATGCGCTCGATGAAAATCAGCGCGGCGGCTTCGCACTCCTCGCGCGGCAGATGGCGGATGCCATCGGCAAAAAGTATGCGGTGCATGAGATCGTGATGAAGCCCGGCGACGGCGCGGAGGATGGCGGGCTCACCGCCGAGCTGCGCTTCTGCCCGCTCTGGTTCTTTGAGAACCGCACCGGCAAGCTGCGCTTCCTCGACCAAGACACGGCCACGGAAGGCAAGGACATGAGCGCCGAGCAATGGCTCGTGACGGTCGGCGACGGCATCATGGAAGCCTGCGCGGTGGCCTACCTTTACAAGCGTTTGCCGCTGCAAGACTGGCTGAGCTACACGGAAAAATTCGGGATGCCCGGCCTGCTCGGCAAGACGCCCGCCACACCCGGCAGCGCGGAGTGGAATGCGATGGAGAGCGCCGTGGGCGCATTCATGAACGACTGGGCGGCCGTGGTGAACCAGGGCGCGGAAATCTCGCTCGTGGAAGCCTCCGCAGGCGGCGGGCAAAATCCCTTTGAGCCGCTCATCGAGCGGATGGACCGCGCCATCGCGATCCTCTGGCGCGGTGCGGACCTTTCGACCATGAGCGCCGGCAACGGCGAGGGGCAAGGCGCGAGCGTGCAAGGCGGCGAAGGGGAACTGCTCGAGCAGGATGACGCCGCATGGCTTGCGGAGACGATGCAGATGCAGCTCTCCCGGCTCGTCATCGAATACCATTTCGGCAAAGGCGTGCGCCCGCTGGCCTACATCACCATCAAGACGCGGGACGATGGCGACACGCGGCTGGACATCGAGGTGCTGAGGGCCGCGAAGGAACTCGGCATTCCGATCGCAGTGAAGGATGCGCGCGAGCGGCTCGGGCTGGTGACGCCGGATGAAGGCGAGGAACTGCTCGGCAAGCCGGAGCCGAAGGATGGAACCGCGGCGGACGCGGCGGACGCGGCGAAGAAGCAGGAGGAAAAGGCGAAGCAGGAGGAGGCGGATGCGCTGGCGAATGAACGCGGCGGCGGGGCGGACTCTCCGGTGCTTGGGAAGCTGCTGGCGAAGGCGCGGCACTCGTTCCCGGCGGCGCTTGCACGCGACTTGCAGCCGTTGAAAGCGGCGCTTGCAGCGGTCCTGCACGGCGACGACGCAGGCCTCGCGGAGCGTGCGGCGGCGCTGGATGCGAAGCTGCGCGACCCGGCTTTCGTGGAATCGCTCATCACCTCCGCCGCGAGCAGCACCGCGCTCTTTGAAATCCTGTCCGCCGCCACGGCGCAGGGGCTTTCCACCAGTCACTAGTCACCAGTCACCAATCACAACCCATGAACCTCTTCACCCGCTTCCTCGCCATCTTCGCCAATGACCGGGAAACCGAAACCGCCGACGTCGGCTTCGCGAACCAGCTCGCCGACACGCGCCCGCCGGAGTGGGTCGAGATCCCATTCGGCAATCACGACCACAAGAACGGCCTGCAAGTCTTCGACCGCGCGAGCGCGGAGACCATCGTCGCGAACTTCAAGTCGCTGCTTGGGGCGCGCACCTTCGGCGGGCTGCCGTGGTATGTGGGGCACCCCGATGTGGCGGAGTTTTCCAACACCTACAAGGACCGCGGCGCGCGCGGCTGGGTGAAGGAAATGCAAGTCGGCGACGCCGGGCTGCGGCTGCGCGTGAAGTGGAACGCGGAGGGCGAGGCCATCATCGCCAATGAGACGTTCAAGTATTTTTCCCCCGTGTGGGGCTGCGCAGCGGTGCCGGGGAAATCCCGCCAGTTCCGCCCGGTGCGCATGAAATCCGTCGGGTTCACCAACGAGCCCAACATCGGCGTGATGCCGCTCTCCAACGCAAACGAAAAAACAACCGACCAAGACATGAACCCAAAAGAACTCGCCGCGCTACTCGGCCTCGACCCCGAGACGGCAACGCCTGAATCCATCACCGCGGCGATTACCTCGCTGAAAGAAACCGCCCCCGCGCTCGCGAACGAGAAAGCCGCAAAGGCGGAACTCGAAACGCAACTCGCGAACGAGAAGGCCGCAAAGGACGCCGCCGCCGCATCGCTCGCCGCCGCGACCGCCGCGACCGCCGCGGTGAACACGCAGCTCGCCGCCGAGAAGGCCGAAGCGGAAAAGGCCGGGGCAGAACTCGCCAATGAGCGCGCCGCATTCACCGCCGAGCGCAAGGCGCGCATCGAGCTGCTGCTCGCAAACGCCATCCGCGACGGGCGCATCACGGAAGCCCAGCGCGAGCCGTGGGCGAACGAACTCACGACCGCATTCGACGCCAAGAGCGTGGAACTCGCGAACGCAAAGCCCGCCATCCACACGGAGGCGCGCACCAAGAATCTCGGACAGCGCAAGGAAACCAGCGACGCGGCCGGCAAGGTCGTGGAACTGGCAAACGAGCGCATGTCCAAGAATGCAGACGGCAACTGGGATCGTGCCTGGAAGGAAACCCTGAAGGAACACGCAGACCTCGCGCTGCTGCTGAAGCAAACCGCCAAAGCCTAACGCCGCGGCACAACACCACACCAAAGAACCAACCAAACAGATGAACACACTCATCATCACCAGCGCCGCCCTTGCGGTCCTCACGGTTCTCGTCATCGCGTTGTGCGCGCGGACGAAGAATCTCACCGGCTTCGCGAATATCGCGGAGGGAACCCACACGGACAGCGTTACCAAGCTGACCGATGCAGCCATCACCACGCGCCACCTGCTTTACAAAGTGGGCAGCGACGCAGATCACATCGCCGTGGCAGGCGCGAACGATGTCGCAATCGGCACGGTCGCCGATGAGGCCAGCGCCGCGGAGGAATACGTCGCGGTGGACCTTCTCGGCAAGGGGCCGACGAAGCGCATGGTCGCCAACGCGGCGATGACCACGACCGGCGTGCCGGTCTTCCAGGCTGCCGCCGGCAAGATCGCTCTCACAGGGCAGCGGCAGGTCGGCATCCTCTTGCAGACCTCCGGCGCGGACGGCGACGTGGTGGAGGTGGATGACCGCGTTTCCACCGTGCTCGACGGCGGGGTGCTCGTCACCGCGGCGAAGACGCTCACGGAGGCGGATAGCGGCGTCACGCAGTTCCTCGACCTCGCAGGCGGCTTCACCGTCACACTGCCGGCCCTGAAGCTCGGTCTGCGGTTTCCCTTCGTGGTGAAAACCGCGCCGACCACGGCCTACATCATCGCCTCGGCGACGAATGACAACATCATCGGCTGGCCCTCTAATATCGGCGGGGCTGACTCCGTGGCGGACGGCAATGCCGCGGGCGACGTGCTCAACTTCGTCGCCAACGTCGCCCTCGCCGGAGACATGGCCGAGTTCTTCTGCGACGGCACGAGCTGGCATGTGCGCGCCCACGCCAAGGCGATCAACGCCATCACCATCACCGGCTAATCCACGGCGGAACCACCAACGAAAGACACACGATCACACACCATGAAAAAACAACTCATCATCCCGACCGGCGAAGGGCTCATCACTCCCGCCGACCTCGGAGGCAACAACCGCTCCGGCGAGATCTATCTCGCGAACGAGGCGCGTTTCACATCGGCCAACTTCTCCCAGCCCCTCACGGCTTACTCCGTGGGCTGGAAGGACGCGGAAGACATCAAGGCCACGCTCGACTTCATCGCACCCGAGGTGCCGGTCGGTCGCCGCTTCGAGTTCAAGAACGCCACCAACAGCGAGGAATTCCTCTCGGAGACGGACGACATCCGCGCCATCGGCTCGCCGTTCAAACGTGTGGAGTTCAAGGGCACCTCGACGAATGAGAAGACCTACAACAAAGGTCTCACCATCCGCATCGACAAGGACGACATGCTCGACGGCGACGAGGAGCGCGCAACGATGCGCCTCAAGACGCGCCTGCTGCGCAACGACCTCCGCCGCGCAATGACCGCGCTGCTCGCGATCGACAACAGCGGCACGGCATACACCTGGGGCAGCTCGGGCACGCCGGACTCCAACGTGATGAACCGGATCGACGCCGCGGGCGACAGCTCGGGCATCAATCCGAATCGCATCGTGTATGGCTTTGCCGCATGGCTGCTCCGCCGCACGTCCTACGAAGCGCAGGCTACTGCCGGCGCATTCGCGGGGCTCAATGCCACGGTGAACGAAGTCGCGCAGCGTCTCGGCCTCTCCGGGGGCCGCGTCTCCAGCGAACGCTACCAGTCCAGCGCCACCGCGAAGAGCAAGACCATCGGGGCTTACTTCGTGGTGTTCAACGCGGCGGATGGCGTCGGCAAGGACGACCCGACCAACCTGAAACGCTTCGTCACCCCCGTGGGTGACATGGGCCTGCGCGTCTATCGCGAGGAGCATGACAAGTTCATCGACATCTCGGTGGAGCACTACTCGAACGTCGTCACCACGGCCACCGTGGGAGCGAAGAAGGGGAACATCTCCTAACCGGCGACGGTTCACACACCGCGCCCTGGGCAACCGGGGCGCGGAAGTGAGCCGGAACGAACGTCCAACGTCCAACGTCCAACGCTCAACATCCAATGCCAAACTGGACCGCCATCACTGAGACCATTGTTCGCACGGGGAAAATCTCCGCGCTGGTCGATGCCGTGCAGGGGCGGGCCGATGCGGATGCCCAGGCGGACCCGCTGCCGCAGATGATTGCGGACGTGACGGCCATGCTGCGCTCCGCGGTGAGCACGGGCAATGCGCTCGACAGCAACACGGCGAAGATTCCCAACAGCCTGCTCGGCCTCGGCACTCGCATGGTCGTGCGCCGGGTGAAGGACCATCTCGACATGGAGATGACTGCCGCCGAGCAGAAGCAGGCCGACGAGGATCGGAGCTACCTGAACCGCATCATGGATGCGAAGCTGAGATTTGAAACGCCGGACGACGCGGACGGAAGCAGCGAGATGAACCCCTCGCAGCCGTCTATCCGCACGGTGGAGCCGGACACGACACGCCGCTTCACGCGCGGCGGGATGGGAGGGCTATGAGCAAGGGCGCTGCCAAATTTACGAAGACGGTGCGGGCGAAGCGGGAGAAGGCGAGGCTGCGCGAGCCGCAGAGCGACACGGATGGGCGGTGCCGCAGGAACGTCCAACGTCCAACGTCCAACGTCCAACGTCCAATGTCGGAAGGGGGATGCTGCGAATGATCGCCTTCGACACACCGCTGCCTTGGGAACAGGCGCTCGACATGCTCGATGCCAAGGGGCTGCTGCCCACGCATCTTTCCTCGCGCGAGATTCGCGAGCAATGGGGGGCGGACCTGCGGGCGCGTTCGCTTTTTTCGGCACGCACGGCGAAGGCAGAGGTGCTGCAAGGCTACCGCGCGCAGCTTGCAGACCTGCTCGACGGCAACACGAACGGAGCCACGGCGCGGGCGAAGATTCAGGACATGCTCGACGGCCTCGGCTACGATGCCGAGCGCGGCGGCTTCCCCGATATGCCCGGCGAACCCGCCACCGCTGGCTCGCTGCAAGACCTCGCGAGCAATGGCCGCGTGGATCTCGTGCTGCAAACGAACATGCGGCAGGCGGCGAACGCGGCTTTCCGCGAGAGCGGGCAGAGTGATTACGCGCTCTTCGCGTTTCCGGCGTACGAGCTGGTGCGCATCTACCCGCGCACGGTGCCGCGCGGCCTGCGCCGCACGAAGGACGGCATGGTGGACGACCCCGGCCAGTCGTGGCCTGACCGCTGGGAGAAAATCGGCGGAGACTTTTTCGACGGCCGCATGATTGCGCGCAAGGATTCGCCCGTGTGGGATTCGCTCGGCAACTCGGGGGAGTTTGACGACGCACTCGATGCGTCCTTCCCGCCCTTCGCGTTCAACAGCGGCTTCGGCTGGCGCGAAGTGCCGCGCGCGGAGTGCATCGCCCTCGGCGTCATCAGCGCGGACACGGACATCCAGGGAAGCCGCGCGAGCATGAATGAGGGCGTGAAAGCCGCGGCGAAGTTCGACCCGGATTTCCTGCGCGCCGTGCGTGCGGACCTCGACACGGAACTGAAGGACGACTTGCTCGCGCTCAAGGGATCATCGAATGCGGACTATCTGCGGAGGGCTGCCGGGCTATGAGCGCCGCACTCACCATCGAAGTGACGGACGGAATCTCCGCCCGGTATGCGCAGCTCATCGCCGGGCTGGGCGACAAGGCCGGCATGAATGAAGCCATTGGCCGCGAGGCGCTCGGGCTCACGCGGAATCATCTCATCCACATTGCCGCCACGCGCCATGCCACGGCGCAGAAGCTCGGCGCGGCACCGTCCGGCCACTGGGCGCAGGCCGCGGAGAAGACCACGATGAGCGCCAGCGCGGCGGCGGCGACAATCACCATCCGCCAGCAGGGCATCGGGCGCGCGGCGCACGATGTGACGATCGTTCCGCTCGGC